TCCCATGACGTAACCATCTCAAGCACAATCACAGCACCCTATAACATGGCATATAGAATAAAGACGCTTAACCAAAGTGCATCAAAAACAACAAGAATCCAAGCAGTCTCACTAGGATGGTCATAATATGAGTTATGTAGGAAACAAACCAGCGCAAACAACCATCCCTGTTGATGACTCTGTTACCACAGCAATGCTGAAGGATGATGCTGTAACTGCTGATAAGGTAGCCAACGCTATTAATACTGAGATTTCTGCTAACACAGCCAAAGTAACCAACGCTACACATACCGGAGATGTTACCGGCGCAACTGCTCTTACTATTGCTGCTGGTGCGGTGGATGTTGCAATGCTTAGTGCAACAGGAAGCGCATCCTCTAGCACAGTCCTTTATGGAGATGGTACTTGGAAAGCAGAGCCAGTAACAGATACTTCTAGTCTGGAAGATGACATAGCCCTTATAGGATTTAAGGTAGCAGCAAATGGTTCGCTTGCTAAATATAATCTTTCAGACCAGACAGTTGATTCTTTTGAGGATGCTACTGGTGTAGATACTGGTTCCTCAACCGGAGAGTTTCGCATTACCACAGGTAACAAATACTATGTGGGTGCGTCAAACTCTGGAGTGGCAACTCAAACAAACTATACGGCAAGTGGCACATTTACTGCCCCCTCCGGTGGTGTACTAGATGGAACCGCACAAGTTTTAGTTGTTGCTGGCGGTGGGGGTGGGGGTGTGCAAGGCGGTGGCGGAGGAGGAGGTGGTGGTGTTGTTTACCATGCCACTTATCCTATTACAGCAAGTCAAGCCTATACCGTTACCATCGGTTCATTTGGAACGGGGCATGATGCAGACCATAGCCCATATGGTTCTAATGGCGAAGATACCAAGTTTGGAACTATAACAGCCACTGGTGGTGGTCGTGGTGGTGATGGAACCGCAAACCCGGTTGGGGATGGTGGTTCTGGTGGTGGGCCGGGTTATGATTCTAATGTCACTATTGTTGGTGTGGGAACACAGCCAGCCGACACAGCGGCTTCTGCTGCTGGTGGCGTTGGTTACGGCAACGATGGTGGTGAGGCTATATCAGATAGTGGTGGTAATGACTATTTTGGCGGAGGTGGCGGTGGGGGAAGTGCTGCTGGTACTGATGCAACTGCTAGTGGCGGTGGTAATGGTGGTAATGGTTATGATGCAACTGCTGTTTTTGGAACCGTAGGCGGAGCGAGTGGCATATTTGCTGGAGGTGGAGGTGGTGGTTGCCATCAAAGTTTTGCTGGTACACCGGGTTCTGGTGGTACGGGTGGTGGAACAGCCGGAACCAAAACTGGTAGCGGCCCAAGTGCCGCAACAGCTAATACTGGTGGTGGTGGAGGAGGTTGTGGTGCTGGTGACGGTGGTGATGGCGGGTCAGGTTTTGCCGCTATTAAATACACTCCGCTAACTCTTACTTATGGTGACATGACACTAATCTCTGCATCCACTACAGCGGTGGATGGCGCACCAACCAAAGGAGATTTGGTTGTTGCTTGGACTGATGGTATAGGAACAGCAAGTCTAAATACTGATATTAAATTCTATATCAGTCGGGATGGTACGAATTACACCAGTGCATTGACTCTTGTAAATCAGGGAACAAGTGGGGGGCAAAATGTTGCTTCTATACATGACGTTGATCTAAGCGGTATCGCTTCTGGGACAGCGATGAGGTACAAGATTACAACTCACAATCAATCAGGCTCTAAATCAACAAGAGTAAATGCAGTATCACTAGGCTGGAGTTAAATTATGACAGTAGAAAGCGCAGATTTCATCAGTGGATTAGTCCCCGCTTACCCTCCCGGCTCAGATTCTATCTCAGAAGGCGACGACCATCTTAGATTATTAAAAGATGTATTGCAGGGAACATTTCCCAACGCTAATGAAGCCATAAACGGTATTCATACGGGAACATCTGAACCAACATCTAAGACAGCAGGTACTATTTGGTACGATACTACTGCCTCTAACAAGGTATTGAAGGTCTACAATGGTACTTCTTTTGTGACCTTACCTGTTTCCCCAGAGGTAGCCTTTAAGCTGATGGGCGCAACTAATGTTGGATGGGTATTACCGACAACAGATGGCACTGCTAATCAGTTTCTAAAAACGGATGGTGCTGGAAACCTAGATTGGGTTTCTGCTGCTGGCGATGAGTTGCCAAGCCAAACAGGTCATTCTGGGAAATTCCTGACAACGGATGGCTCATCAGCTTCTTGGGCAGCAGCTCCCGGCTCCATATTAGCGACAACTCATTCCAGGTTAACTGGTAACGCTGTGAATAGAAGTTCTACATATATTGATTCGGGGCTTTCTTTCTCCCACACTAAAACAGTTGCTGCAAGTGACCTGTATATAAATGTTAATATAGTCCAAGAAACATACGCTAACTTTTCAAGTGCAACAGAGATGTATGTATACGCCGAATTAAGGGACTCAGGTACTGTTACCACCACTTCTGACCCTATAACGGGTACTAATGCTAATCAGAAAATTATGGGGATAGAGGATGTTGGACAAGGAACAGGGGTAACCTGGGATCATTTACAGGGCTGGTCTTGGATGTACAAGGTAACAAACGCTAACTGTCCCTCTCCGGGAGCAGGAGCTCAGAGTTTTAAGATAGCCACTAAGCTAACCAATGCATCTGATATGGGATCAGATTTTAGTATGGGATGTACGGTTATGGTATGGGAGATAGCAACCTAATGGATACTAGATTATTAAGTGACACTCTAGCTAGATTATCTTCTGGCGCGGATTTTATTGTCAAAACGGAGGTGTCCGATTCAAGCGACTACGATACTAATGTTGTTTTTCTTGACCCCTCTAAAAAACCATCTTGGTCAGAGGTGCAGGGTGCCGAAACAAATACGAAGTGGGTAACTGTGCGGGGAGAGAGGGACGAGAAATTGCTCTCTTGTGATTGGACACAACTTGACGATGTTCCTCTAACCGCTGAAAAGAAGTCTGAGTGGCAGTCTTACAGACAAGAACTAAGGGACATAACCAACCAACCCGACCCATTCAATATTACTTGGCCTACGCCTCCAGCCTAATGCCCTTAGTACCTATAAATGATCTTGGCGGGATAGGAATAATAAAGGATATACCTCCGTATAACCTTCCAGAGAACGCATGGTCAGATGGTAGGAATGTAAGGTTCCTGAATAACGGTGTAAAGAAAATTAGGGGGTATACTGAGGTAATGGCTACTTGTCCATTCGCTCCTTATTACATCCTCCCCTACGAGGACGCTAACGGAAACTACTATTGGCTTGCTTTCGGTACTGATGACATAGCCGTATGGGACAATACAAACTGGACTGACATAACCAGACAAACAACCTTAGTTCTCAATGGGGCAGTCTCTGCTAGTGCTGCCACTATAACCGTTGACACAGGGGCAGCCTTAACGGCCTTACCCGCTACAGGAAGCCTCAAGATTGGTACAGATATAACGGCTGACGCAAGTACAAACCGATATGAAACCTTTAACTACTCTGCTAGGGACACAAGTACGGGTGTTATCACCATAACCTCTCCAGCAATTACTCTCTATGCTCATCCAAACGATGCCATTGTAACCCCAACACTAACAACTACTACCACAGACGCTGACTACGATGCGAATACCACGAAAAGAAAGTGGGCCGCGACAAAACATAATGGGATAGTTATAGCTACAAACGGCTACGACACCCCACAGATGTGGCCTTTAAGTAGTGGTATTCCAAACAAAACCCATGCTATGATGGAGTTGAGCAACTGGCCTTCAAGCACAGAGAAGTGTAGTGTTATAAGATCTTTCAGAACTTTCCTTGTAGGACTGAACTGGCAACGAACTAATCCAGAGCCTAGACTTGTAAAGTGGTCTACTGAGTCCTCCTTTTATGTAGCTCCCAGCACTTGGGATGAAACAGATGCGACCTTAGACGCTGGTGAATATGAATTAGCAGATACGCCAGGAGAGATAGTAGATGGGCTTCCTCTTGGGGACTCATTTATTATATACAAGAACGACAGTATCTATATTATGAACTATGTAGGAACCCCCTACATCTTTTCGTTTAAGTTACTTACGCCGACAATAGGTTGCCTCACGAAGAACGCTGTGGCTGAATTTGAGGGTGGTCACTTCTTTATGGGGAACTCAGACTTCTATCTTAATGATGGGCAATCAATAAAACCCCTTCTTCCTGATAGATTGAGGAGGGCTGTATTTGATGTTATAAATGCTGGTGATACGAGCAATCCAAGCTGGATGAAGTGCTTTGTTGTTGCTGACCATCTACATAATGAGATGTTAGCTTGCTATCCTTCAGATGCTTCAACTACTGTAGATAAGGCAGTAATATGGAATTGGAGAACTAATACTTTTTCCATGCGGGACTTACCAACTACGTCCCACATAGCCTCTGGTGTTATGGCTGTGTTTCCAACTGGTCAGTCATGGACTGCTACAACCGGAACGTGGAACGCAAACTCTAGCGCATGGGGTAGTTCTGCGTATGATACGCATCTAGAAAACTTGGTGTTTGCTGACGTTACGAACACTAAAATGTACAGGGACAACAACGGAAACAAAAACGATACTACTAATATGACCTCATACATTGAGCGATCTGGTTACGATCTAGGGGATTCTCAGCAAGTAAAGTTTATAAGTGCTATATATCCAGAACTTGAAGTAAGCGGTAACAACTCTGTAAATGTGTATGTTGGCTCCCAGATGTCTACAGATGGTAGCATTGAATGGAACCCAGCAACTGGGGGTGCGCCGTATGTTTTCAATCCAAATACTCAGTCTAAGGTTTCTTGTAGAATGTCTGGCAAATACTTTGGAGTCAGGTTTGAGTCTACCGGAGATTTAGATTGGAAGTTACACAGTCTAGCTTTTGAGGTGAAACCCAAAGGAAAACGAGGGTCGAGGTCTTATACTTAATGGCTAACGCCCCGTCAAAAAATGTAAAGAGCGTCAACAGATGGTCACCTAATCCAGCCCCTGTAGACCCTTTACAACTCCCTGATTACCTATTTAGTGAGTTAAATAGATTAGGGGATATTATTTTCAACCTAGATACATTCAGACTAGAGCCAACTTATGTCGCACCAGAAAAACCAAGAGCAGGAGATATTAGATACGCAGCAGGATACGGAACCGCAGGCA